CGAATCGATCGAAGCCATGGAAAGTCTCGGTAGAGCGCTTCTTGATTTTGTGGCTCACATTCGAACGAAATACCCCAACGATTTCGATCCATAAAGAACTGCACCACATAATTGTCAGCCATTGCCTCTACCTTTCGAATTTGGTTGCAGGGGCTGGATTTCGAACCAGCGACCTCAGATTTATGAGACCGGCGAGCTACCAGACTGCTCTACCCTGCAACTGTTCTCGATTCATTCCCGCTTGACACGCAACCGCCAATATGATCCCATCATGCAGCGATTTGAACATCGATGCCGCGGTCGTATTGAAGCCTGAACTGAGCGAGCACGGCAAATATACGTAGCTGATTGATGAGGTCGGGCGGGTACAACACGTTCATTCGGTTGGGGTCGTTGGGGTCCCTTTCTACTTGTAAGTTAGCTTTGAATGCATCGACGTTTTCTACTAGACCTTCGAATTCATCACTTCGATACTGAGCTACTAACTCAGCTTTGATGATCGTTGGCGTCACGATCTTCTGACCGATGCCGAAACGCGTTCCATCATCCGCGAGCTTGTGTCGCGGATATTTGGTCGTGATCGCATGACGCTGATTGCGGATCAGCCTGGCAAGAGTCGAGAGCGTGGTAACCAACTCATACGCGTCGTCGCCCTGACCATACAGATTGAGCTGATAACCGGTCGTCTCACGCTGAATTTGCGGAACACCGTTTGGCCCCATCTTCTGCGTGGCGATGCCGGTCTGCGCCAGGTTGTTCAGCTCGGTGATCGCAAACCGCTGATGCTTCGGCGCGCCGCGGATGCCGGTGAGTTCGAGGGTCTGCAAGGGCCGAGCCGGATCGTTGGCGAGAGCGCGCGCAGCCTTGGCAGTGTAAGCCGCGGTCCACTCCCAGATCGGCGAAGGCGACGCGACCTCAACGCCCATCCAGCTAAGCGTTGCATCGTTGTTGGTCTGGCCCCAGGTAATCAATGCCGAATAGGTGCCGCGATAAGCGGAGAAGATGAGCCCGTACTCCTGTCTCATCCACCCCCAACGCCCTGTGTCCGAGAATCCAAACTCGGCGGACCACGCATCGATCGAGGTGCCGTCATTGAATGGCATCGCGATGTATTCATACTGCTCGTCAGTCAGGCTGGCGATCGCGTTCGTGAATACCGGGGTTCCAGACCCACCAGCGAGCTTCCCGCCGCCGCTGTACGTCAGCGTGAGACCAACGGGCAGCATCTCGCCAGCAAGCGTTCCCAGGTAGCTGTCACGTACATCGATATCGTTGCCGGTTGCACCCTTCCACTTGCAAACCAGATGCAGGATGCCGGTATCACCGCTGATCTGCGTAGCAGTTACCGGCAGATCGGGCTCGGCATTGACAGCAGCGCCAATATTGTTCGTCACGATCGCAACGGTATCGCTCGCCGCAACGTTGATCGGAATATGCCGGCCGGCGATGTATAGATCAATCGTTCCGCTCTGCGTCGGTGGCGAGCTAACCGTGATCGTTCCGTTTGCTGCTACGCCTCCAACAGGATCAGCAACAGGCAGACCAAACATAAGCGTACTAAAATTGGATTTCATGAACATTTCAAACATATTGGCCAGCATTGAGCCAGATCCAAATGCATCGATAGCTTGAGCTAAGGTCCCGATCGCGATTGGTATATCGACGGGCGCCTTGCCAGACGAGAGCTTCTGACCCACGATTAGCGCAGGCTGAAGATTAGTTGGCAATCCTGCCATACTCGGATCTATCTCTACCCAATAAAGTGGTTGCTTAAAATTCGAGGGAATAGCGGAAAACTCTATGGGCATGGCTCGTCTCCTCAGTTAGCTCTGCTACTTGTCGAAAAGGAGTAGCTGTTCGCTTACTCCTTTGTTTGTTCGATTAGCTCGCCGTTTGCTAGCGCTGATCTTCATGCGCGTAGATATAGAAGGGCGGATTCCTTGATGTGAACGCGCTATGGCTGCGCGCCATTCGGCACTTTTCGGCTTCCCTTTTCGAGCCGCACTCATCTTCGCGCGAGCTTCAAGCGAGTGCCGAAACGCCTTTGCTTTTAATGTTGCGGCTATTTTCTGTTTGGTTTCGTCAGCCGTCTTGTGACCACGCAAGCCCTGACTAACATTCGCGCGGGACTGCGCTGAATGTTTGTAGCCTAACGTGCGACCTTGATTCGGACCGCCACGCGCCGGATTCCAGCCAATCCCATGATCAGGTCGTAATTGCGCTTCGAGCGCAAAACATTCCGCTTCATCGCTCTCCAGAAGCACAACAAATCGAAAACCGCCAGGAAATCGCTTGTTCGCTCGATGGGATTTAAGGCGTGCTGGCAGGTCGGCTGTGATCCCCACATACCCATGCCAGCGGGGACAAATGCAGTCCTCGTTGAAAAGCCAATAGCAATAGCATATGTTCGTGCCAGTCATCGCGACCTCCCCGAAGGTTTCGGTGATCAGAGCCGATCAAGCGGTTGCGCGCTTGGTCGGCTCGCTCTTTCTCTAACGGTCAAACTATCGTTTCGTTCAGTTCTGTCGGGCGTTCGGTCAGCACATCGCCATCGACTATGCGGCGCTTCGTAAACTGATCATCCGGCCATGGCGTTGCTTCCGGATAATTCTGGAATCCGTGTCCCATGGGATGGGTGATGAAGCGGCGGATATTGTCGTCGCGCGGCCAGACGCCAATTTCCCGGACCGGCCTACCAATCTCGATTGTTGAACGGCCAATCCGGCGTGTGACCGCCATAGGTTCCTCCTGCCTCGATGAATTCGAAGTCCCATGTCGCCTTGACTTGTTGCGTGCTTGCGGCCTCGTCCGGCGACGGGAATACGGTTTCGAGGTGAATGCGCAGGAAGTCGTCGGGCACGTATGGCGGCCAAATCGCCTCGAAGACGATGACGAGTTCCATTTGATATTCGGCGACCGGCAGTTCGCCGACGCGGCCGAACACGAGCTTGGTATCGCTCGACTCGAAGCCAGAGATCAGGCGGATAAATGCCGGATCGGTATAGAGGGCGATGCGCGTAGCCATAACCTTCGACGCGAGCAGCTGGAGCTGCTGATCGACATTGCTCGCGAGAATCATCCCCGAGATGCCGAGATGCGCACGCTGATAGAACCTCGGCTCGAGGACGTTGTAATCCCCGATCGGCGTTTCCCGATCGCGCAGAAGATAGACCGAGAGGCAGGGCAAATCGTCCGGCTGGATCGTGAGCGCCGGCGTCCGCCGGTAGGTGGTGAAGCCTTTGACCGCGGCGAAAATACGCTCGTACGCTGCCGACCAAATGATCTCGGCCGTGGTGTTGCTTTCGGCGATTTCGCGATTGGTTAGCGGAGCATTCATCGCGGATAATCGGGGGCCACTTGGTGGAAGCTAAGGACGCCTCCGCCCTGGCCATCAATGGTACGATCATCGATGACGTAGCGCCCTGAGACTCCATGAGCCGCCACCTGCGAGTCTTCAAAGATGAGGATGTCGCGAGGCTCGGGTGCCGGCCCGTCGAAGTCGTCAAACCGAAAGCCAAGTGTCGTCTGCTGATCGCTCAGCACAGCCCCATCGATGCTCTGCACGGGGAAAGACCGCGTCGTGTAGATCAAGCGGGCCGCATATGGCGGCTCACCAGGTCGCGAGCTGACCGGATCGATCTGCACCGGCACAGCGAAGACATCCATGCAAGGCTTGAGGACGAGATTGGAAAAGTTGACAGGCATGCGGCCCGACTCCGCTACGGAGGGGGATGGGGTGAACAGAGGTCGGGCCGCGCCGACGCGGCAGGGGGGTGGGTCCGCCGCGAAGCCCGCTTAGTAGGAGCCAGCAAGCCGGATGTAGCCCACGGTGACGCCGGAAGCAGCGGCGGCGATAATGGCTCCGACCTTGAGACCACCAGAGACGTTAGCGGTCGTGAACACTTTCAGGTCGTTGTCAAAGTACACGGCCTGGCCTGCCGCCCAGGTTTCGGCGGACGCTTTCTTGCAGGAGAACTCGCCGACGACGTGCAAGGCGAAGG